CTAGCGGCGGCGCGCTGGCGTCGCAACCGAATAGGTGAGCGGGCCACCGCGGGTCCAGATGGTCCCGGCTTCGGTGCGTAGCTGCCAGCTGTGGTGGGCGCCCAGCTCGAGCTCGACGTCGACGCCATATAGCGGAACCGGCGGCTCGTAACCGAAGCTCGCGCGCTCGGCGTGGCGGCTCCAGCCTTCGGCCTCGATATTGAGGTGGCGGTAGAGCTCGCTGGTCAGGGTCAAGCGCGCCGGCGTCTCGCCGGCGACGATCGCCGCGAGGATGGTGGGGCCGGCTTCGGCAAAGAATTCTTCGACGCTCACAGCTGCTCGTGATGGCGGGCATCTGTGCCGATCTGGTGGAAGAGGTAGGGCCATGTGGCGAAGATGCGAGCGAGGATCCGGAGCGGGTCCGTCTCTCCCCGACGATGCATGACGGCCTCGGCGTCGAAAAAATGCTCGTCGACGTAAGTGTACCAGATCCTGCCGGTGCGCAGCCGGATCGCCAAGCGGTTGTGGTGCTCCCGCGCGATCCACCATTCGGAGACCTCGGGGAGGGGATCGTCGCTCATACGGGCTAAAGCTCCTTGGCGGGCTCGGCGTTACGAGCCTCGATCTTCCAGCGTTTGACGTGCTGATTTCCCTTGGTGTGGGGGAAGCAGTAGATGCTGTCGAGCGCCAGGCAGCATTTGCGCGGGCAACCATAGACGGCGCAGGCGGGCCATTCTTCCCAGGTCATGGCTGCTCGCCAGCCCGTGTGGCGAGCCGGAGGCTGGTCAGATGGCGGCGGATGCTGCCGGGTTCCGGGTTCTCCGCCTCCCATGTGCGGATGGCGGTTTCGGCGAGGAGCAGATCGATTGCCATCACCTCGCCCTCGCGCTCGCGAAAGGTCCATCCCCACCGCCTCCGCATCTCCGCGACTGCGATGGCGGCCTCGGCAAGAGGCGGGCCGTCGAGTGGGGTCTTGCCGCGAGCGTAGAGCGCCCGCAGGGCCGTTGCGCTCATCGTCACGCCTGCTTCTCTCTCTCCGCCGCGGCCGGCGCCCTGGCCTGGCTCAGCGCGATGGCGCGGGCGGCCATGCCGGTGGTGCGGGGGAGGTAGGTGTCGAGGATCTTCTGGCCTTCGTCGAGATCGTGGCCGGTGACGGCGACGATCAGGTGGACGGCGATGCCGAGCTCGCCCTGGTAGACCACGGCGGTGCGGCGGAAATCGCGGAACTGGAGATCCTGGATCTCGGCGGCCAGGGCGTCATCCGCCTCGGCGCGGGTGGCGGCGATCGCGGCGGCGCGGAGCTCGGCGAAGCGGCGGATGAAATATTCCTGGCCGGTGGCGAGGTTCGGCATCGTCCAGGGGAGGCCGGTGCGCTCGTCGCGGAGCAGGGTGACGAGGCCGAGCGCCTTCGCCTCCTCGATCGCCGCCTCGACCCGCGCCCTGGTGAGGCCGACGATCGGCACCTCGACCCAGCGCTTGGTCTTGGCCTGCCGGACGCGGATGCCCCACACGTTGCCGGGCAGGTAGCCGGGGCGGCCGCCATAAGCGGGCACCGGGACGCGGCTCAAGGTCTCGAAGACGTCGGGATCCATCTTGTAGCCCGGGATCTCGGCATATTGGCGCAGGCCGATGCGGAGCAGGTCCGCCTCGCGCTGGCCGATCGAGAAAGCGAGATCGACGGCGAGCGCCATGTTGGGCAAAGCGGCCGCGTCCGCGGCGGCGAGGATGGCCTCGCGCGCGGGAGCCTGCCAGATCTGGTCGCGCGGCGCCGGCGCGGCGAGGGCGAAATCCTCGAAGGGGTTGGCGCCCTTCGGGATCCAGCGCTTCTGCTCGAACCAGGTGAAGAGGGTGCGGCCGACGCGGAGGGTTTCGTGGGCGTGGTGGTGGCGGACCTCGCCCTTGCGCTGGCCGGCGGCGGCGGGCCGCATCAGCGCGTCCTTCAGCACGGCGACGCGATCGGCGTCGATCGAGCGCAGGGCGACGTCGCCGGCCCAGCGATCGAGCACCTTCAGCTTCGATTTATACTGGCGGGCGGTGGCGGGGGCGACGGTTTCGCCCGGCTTCTTGACCGAGGGATAGCGCTCCGCCTTGAAGGCGGCGATGCCCTGGCCGACGGTGAGGATCGGCGCGGGGCGCGGGACCTGGACGGGGAGGGCGCCGCCGTTGCGCCAGGCCTGATATGCGGCGTTGCGGGCGCGGCAGGCGGCGACGATCGCGTCGGGCGGATCGGCCCCGGGGGAGCGGCCGAGATCGACCTGCTCCCAGCCCTGGGCGCGGACCGTCTTCGAGGGCTGCCAGTACCAGTTGACGATGCCGGCCTTGTTGGGCTTGCCGACGAGGCGGGGGATGCGGATGTTTGCCATGCAGGTTGGCCTTTCGGGGCGGCGGATTATTGAGCCGCTAGAGAGTCCGCGTCAATCGGTTGAAGGGCATGGAGCGGCGGCTCTAGATAGCGCCGCAAGATCACGTCGAGCTCCTCGCCGGTGACGAGCATTGCTTCGGGCCAATCGTCGGGCGAGCTGCGGTCCGGCAGCTCGGCCACGTCACACAAAATCTTTTCGATCATGTGCCCTAACGCGCGTCGAGCATCGGCGAGGGCCGGCAACTGCTCAGCGCGGTCCCGGTAGAGAAGCGCCAGGATCTCAAGCACGTTGCCGCGGAGGCAGTCGATTTCGAACAGGGCGCTGCTGCGCTTCTGGCCCTCAGGCAGTCGGCGCAGGCGCGCCTGCTCGGCTTCGATCAGCGCACCAGCGCGCACCAGGTCGCGCTCGGCCGTCTTCGGCTTCCACCATTTGGCTTCCCATGGCCAACGGTGCGGGACGTTGTTCTCGTCGACGACTGCGCGCCCAATGGCGTGGCGGTAATAGCAGTTGCCGGCTTTGCCGAGATCGCCATTCACGTGGGCGTCGTCATGCTCGGCGCCCCAGCCCTCCTCCTCGACCTGGCGCTTGCGTTCGAGCGCGATCGCCTCGACTGCCAGCCCGACGAATTTGCTCATGGTCTCATCCTTCCTCGGTCATGCGGGGCGGCGGCAACGCCTCGAAACCGCCGCCCCGATCGTGCCGCCTCGCGCGGCCGATGTTGTTCAGATGACGAGCTCGAAGCGCTCGCCGTTCTTGTCCGTGGCGACGACCCGCCCGGCCGGCATCGGCTCGATCGTGTCGATATTCGGCCAGCGGCTCGGATGTTCGGTTTCGTCCTTGCCGGTGATCGTGATGCGCCCTCCGCTGCGGCGCGCCTTCCATTCAATGATCTTTTCCATGTGCGTTCTCCTTGGGGCCGAAGCGTCGATCGCGGCGGGCCCTGCGCCGGCGAACCTCTCGAAACAGGCGGGTGACGGCCGCTCCTCGGGACCGCCACCCGGCAGGGCACCTCGCGCGCCGTGCCTTTGTATCCGCGGGGCGGCGGCAAGAGCCCGAAGGAACGCCGCCCCGCTCCCGGCGCCGGACGCGCCGGAACTCAGTGCCTCTGATCGTTGGAAAGATCGGCCTCTCTGTAAGCGCGGACACCGTGCCCGTCCCCGCGGACGACATAGACAATCCCAAGCTTCGCCAATGCCTCGGCAGCGCTGCGATCCGCGCGGCTCACAATCTGCGAGTGCGAGCGGGGACCTTGGCGAACGTTGCCGAGCCTGTAGCCCAGCAATTCGCGAAGCATGGTTTTCATGGCGTTGGTCATTGCTCAGCCCTCTCCTTCGCAGCGCTCGCGGTGGTGCCGCCATTCGCTCGCGGCCGCGCTCTTCGCGCCCGTGTTCAACCACATGCTCGACTCCCAACCGCACGAGCACGAGCAGCGTACGCCGATGGTGAAGCTCGCCTTGTGGTTCGGGTTGGTTTTGGTTCTGCGCGCCATCTCAAATCTCGCTCATACCGGCAGCGCCTCCTGCTCTTCGGCTTCATGGGCGGCGGCCTGCGCCGGGGCGGCGGCGGCGAGCTCGAGCTTCGCGGTGTGCTCGCGGACGTCGGCGCGCCAGGCCGGGGTGCCGACGGCGGCGCCGGTGGGGCTGGTCCAAGTGAACATGTGCCACCAATATTTGTGGTGGACCGCCTCGAGGCGCTCGAGCTGCTCGCGGGCGGCGGCGGCGGTCATGCGGCCGCGCTTGACGCGCTCCGGATCGTAGGTGCGGCGGAAATGGAGCTCGCGGCGGAGGACGTGGATCTTCTCCTCCCATGAGGCGCCGCCTTCGCCCGGGGCCGCGGCGGACACGGGCAGCGGATTGTCGGGCAGCGCGAGCCAGTCGCCGCCGGCGGCGAAGTGGGCGCGGCAGGCGGCGACGTGGGTGCGCTCGACGGTGAGATCGGCGGCGATCGCGCGCAGCACGGCGGCGGTGCGATCCGCCTCCGCGCGGGTGAGCGTGCCGCGATCGATCCGGCCCGGGGCGGCGCGCGCGGCCTCGGCGATGGTGCGATCGATCTCCTCGATCAGCCGGCGGCCGCCCTGGGGCGCGTCGAACGCGGGGTGATCGCCATCGGCCTCGTCGAAATCGAGCAGGGTGCGCGAGCCGGGGGAGTAATCCTGGAAGTCGTAGCGGAGGGTCATCGACAGAAATCCTTCACATCTTCCCACCGCGCGGACACGGTTTGGAGGGTGGTGCGGTTCTCGGTTTCGTCGCCAGCGCGCTCGGCCCATAGCTCATGGTCGACGAGCGACCGGATCTCGACGTCGATGAGCTGATCGATCGTCCGGGGATCGAGCGCATCCAGCTCCCAGCTCGACCCTCCAAAGCGCGCTACATACGGCCCGGCCCGGCTGTCAGTCATTTTTGCCGGGTTGGGCGGCGGGCGATAGCGCTCAACCTGGTCCCAATTCAGGGCTAGCCGGCGCACCTCCACCACTCCGCAGGCGAACATGGTGAGGCGGTCGGCATTGTCGCGCGTCATGTCGATCCCGGAAGGATCATGGTCGCCGAGATGCAAGACGATCGGCTTGATGTCCTGATCGATCAGATTGCGGAAGCGCCACCCGGCGGCATATTGTTCGGACTGGGAGGAATAGCCGCGGCAGGCAAAGTAGGGCACGCGCCAGCGATTGCATGCGGGCTCGACAACCCCGATCAAGGCGTCCTTTTCAATCCAGACCTCGACCCGGCAGTCTTGTCCAACCCACAGGTCTTCCTTGTACTGGGCAGCGACCGCATCCATGATCGCCTGCGGGTTTTCCCAGACGCTTGGAGACCGGACGTTGCGGGTGCGATCCTCGATCGCGCTCCAATCGATAAGGCCGGCAAGCCGGGCATCATTGACGATCGATCCGAGCCGATCATAGGATTGTTGCCGGTTCGGGAGCAGGTCACGGGCGACGAACTGGTAATAGAGCTGTCGCAGGGTCAGGGTGAAGCCTTGGGCGAGATAATCGTCGATGATCTCGATCGCCTGGTCGATGATCGCCCGCGACGATCCGCGGAACTCGCGGGTGATGAACTGCTCGCAGGCCATTATGCCTCTCGCCCGATGGTCACGCCAGGATCCCGTTCTCGCGGGCCGCGTTCCGCACCGCGTCGAGGGTGAGGGTGCCGAGGACGGTGGCGTGGCGGACGGCGTAGAGGAGGAGGGCGCGGAGCAAGAGGGAGGAGCCGCGCTCCGCCTCCTCGCGCGCGTGATCGATGAACATGGTGGGGGCGCGGTTCATCGGGGCTCCTCCGGCAGGGCGGCGCGCTCGGCGGCGATGGCGTCGGCGAGGGCGAGGAGGATGGCGCCGGCGGTGTCGACGGTGCGCGCCGCGAGATCGAGCGCGTCGCGGCGCGGGCGGCCGCGGAGCCGATCGAGGCTGCTGTTCAGCGCATCATAGGCGTCGCGGGCGAGCGCGTAGGTGCCGCGGGAGAGATCGGTGCGGGCCGCGGCGCCGTGGGTGCGCTGCAGTTCGAGGCGGCGCTCGAGGAAGCGCTGCGCCGCGGGCGAGGCGTAGAGGCCGGCGGCGAGGCGGATGAAATCGTTGGTCGCGGGATCCGGCTGCGCCGGGGTAGGCAGGCTTTGGGGCGGGGCGGCGTCGGGATAGGCGCGGAGATGCTCGCAAGAGGTGAGGCCGCAGAGCGGGCAGGTGGGGGGATCGCCCGGATCGCTCTCGGCGGGATCCATGGCCATGAAATCCTCGGGCGGGTGGCCGAAGGGTCCACGTGGAACAGCCGGCCCGGGCGGGGTGGAAACAATCCCCGGCGCCGTGGCTGGCGCCGGGGTGTCGGCCGACTGCGGGGATGCGGGGCGGCCGAAATCGAGGGGGAGGCTGAGGGCGCCAGTCACAACGGGATGCCGTGGCCGAGGGCGAGGATCGCGGCGAAGAGGAGGAAGGCGGCGAGCGCGGACCAGAGCGGCCACCAGCGGCGGCGGGGCGCGGCGTGCATCGGGAGGATGGTGCCGACGCGCTTGCGCGGCTGGCGCCAGGTGGGGCGGCCCCAGGGGGTTTCGGCGCTCATTGCTTTCCCTTTCCGCAATCGAGGGTGTCGGCGAGCTGGAGCAGCTGCGTGGCGAGGCCGCGCGCCTGGCCGGGCGCCATCGAGACGTACATGCCGAGGCTTTCGCCGCGGAAGTCGGTCGCCATGCCGAAGGCGAGGAAGCCGCCGCGCCGGCCCATGACCAAATTGGTGGTGGTTTCCGCGGCGTGGCCGCAGGAGATGAAGCGCTGGCCGAACAGCAGCTTGAGCATGCTCGGGCCGACCGCCTCGTTGTCGCTGGCCGCTTCGGCGAGGACATCGGCCGGCGCGATCACGTTCTGGCCGCTCATGCCGGCATCTCGACGGCGTGGCCGCGGGCCCAGGACCTCAGCAGCGGCTGCTGCGCCTCGGCGGACAAGCGCGTGAGGCGGCTGCGAATGGCGGCGCCGGTTCGGCCGCGGCTCTTGACGAGCGAGCCGATCGTGAGCGCGGGCGGGCCGTTCAGCGAGCGATAGCCGGACGGGTAGAGGTAGAAGCTGACGCCTTTCGGCTTGCGGACCTTGCTCATGCCGCGATCCGATCGAGGCCGGCGCGGCGGAGGAGATCGGCGAGGGTGTCGGCGGCGAGGGCGCGGCTGCGCAGGGCGTCGTAGCGCTCGACGTCGGCCGGGCGCGGGCGCTTGGCCGCGCCGTTCCTGGCGTAGAGGGCGAGGCGCTCGGCGCTTTCGGCGGCGGTGAGCGGGGTGCCGTCGATCAGATCGGCGAGCGGGACCAGCTTGTTGCCGCTGGCGCGCCAGGTGCGGGGCAGCGAGATCGTCGCGTGGGGCTCGCCGAAGCGATCCATGCGGTGCTGGATGCGGACGAGGACGGTGCTGCCGTTCTCGACATAGACGGCATAGCTGCCGACCTGGGGGAAGGGAGCGGGGGCGTTCAACATCGGAAGTTTCCTTTCAGGCGGCGGCAAGCTGGGCATTGGCATCGAGCGCCGCGGCATCGCGGGCGGCGCGGCGATCGTCGACGAGGGCGGCGAGCTCGGGCGGCATGCGGCCATCGAACCAGGCATCGACCACGGGGCGCGGCCAGCGGCTGCCGCGGTGGACGCCGTCGCGGCGCTTGCTGGACTTCAGGACGAATTCGGGGAGGGGCGGCGGGAAGCCTTCATGCTCGGTGAGCAGGCGGACCTGGCCGAGGATGTAGGTTTCGGCGCGATCGGAAAGGCCGAGGCGCATCGCGACATACCAGAGCGACACGCCGGCGGCCTTCTCCGCGGCCATCAGATCGGTTCTGAGAGGGGTGAGCATGGTCAAGCGCTCCCTGCTGCATTAGGCTGCGCGGCGATGGAGGATGAGGCGATCAAGGGCCGGTTGATGGCGCAACGGCAGGTCATTGCCTGGCTGGTTCGCCGTGCGGGCGCGCAGGCCATGGTGGAAGCTCTGGCGCGGGACGCCGCGGCGGCGGGTGCGGTGGAGGAAGACCCGGCGCTGCTCACGCGGATGGTCCACTGTCATTTCGAGATGGAGAAGCTGCTGGAGCTGGTTCGTCGACCTCCCGAAGCTGAGCCCGGCAGCGATCCCGAAAGGCCGACCGCCTGACCGCATCCCCGCGGGAGCGCTCAAGGTAATAGTCTTTCCAGAGATCCTCAGCCCAGCGGCGGTCGTCGACGGCGCGCCGCCAGTTCCACGCCGACGCCGCCAGCGCGAGGCCCGCAACGGCGAGGGCGGCGGCGATCAAGATCAGGGGGGTGAGCATCGAGGCCTCCACGGTGGTGGTAGGCCTGCATATGTCGGAGCGTTATTTTATGTCAAGGCGTTATGTTCGGGACTTCGACGGGGGCGCCGAGGCCGTAGCGATCGCGCAGCATCTCGCGGGCATCGGCGGCAGCCCCGGCCAAGACGCGGAGGCCAAGGATTTGGCGCTCGACCTTCAGGAGATTGTGGCGAAGGATAATCGGCCATCCGCCCTCGTGCAAAAGGAGGCGGGCTTCGCGCAGCGCGCCGTCGACATAGTCGCGGAAGGCCGTCTCCACTAGCGATGGGCAGTACGTCGTCATGGCCTTAGCTTCGAGGACGGCGAGGATCTCCAGATCCTGCAGCCAGCGCATGCATTGGGCAATGATCTCGAGCTGGGATTGGCGGGTCCAGCCTCGAGCCAGGTTGCTCACGCAGCCTCTTCGTCCGGTTGCGGCGAGCGATAGGTGGGGATGACGGCCGCGCTGACGCGCTGCAGGGTGTCGCGCTGCGTCTGGTCCGCGGTGCGGTAGCGGCCGATCAGCGCGCGCTCGTCGTCGGCGAGGCGATCCGGGTTGTCATCCTCGTCGAGCAGATCCGCGACGCTGCAACCAAGCTCGCGAGCAAAGATCTTCATCCAGTCGAGATTGAGCGGCCGGCGCCCGTTCTCATACTGACTGACGCTTTCCTGGGTCGTGCCGGTGCGATCGGCCAGCTCCCCCTGGGTGAGCCCCGCTTCCTTACGCATCGTACGAAGTCTGTTGCCTGGTCGCATAACCAGTACAGAATATGCCATGGCGTGATATTCTGCACCCGCTCTGTCGTTATGTCCATTGACGAAATATAACGGGCCGACATAACCCTGCTGTTCTTGCGGACATGGGTGATTTCGATGCGGCTGGCGGAGTGGCGGATAGGGCAGGGCATGACGCAAGCGCAGCTCGCCGACCGGCTCGGCTGCGAGCAGAGCTTCATCAGCCAGATCGAGCGCGCCACGGACCCGATGATCCCGCGGCGCCGCTGGATGCTCGCCATTTACCGGCTGACCTGGGCCGCTGTGACGCCCAACGATTTCTTCGACCTGCCCGAGCTCGAACAACTGGCGCTGCCAATGGATGATCAGGCTGCGGCGCCGGCCCCGCTGCTCGAAGTGGAGGCGCGCGGCGGCACCCCTCTGTTCGAGGTGGCGGCGTGACGGAGCGCGACTCGGCATCGGACTTGTCCTTTCATCGGAGATTTCCGACGTGTTCTGTCTTTGTTCCGACGAGGAGTCAAGCCTCGATCGGCGTGGCGCGGGTGGCGGCGTGACGCGCGCCGCGGATATCGCCCGGCGATCGGCCGCATCGAAGCGGGGCGCGGAGACGCGGCGGCGGCAGGCGGCGATGCGCGCCTTCATGGCGAACGGCACGCCGATCCCCGACGGCGGGACCCGTGGAACCGGGCCGCGCGAGGCGGGTGAGAAGATGGGCTTCAATCCCGCGGCGATCGTCGCGCGGATCAAGGCGCGGGAGGGCCAGGCATGACGGGCGCGCTGATCCTGCTGCTGATCTCCGCCGCGGCCATGGCGCTGCGGGCGGCGCTGCGGCGGTGGCGGATATTTCAGGCGGCGGCGTTCGACCGGGCGAACCGGGCGGCGGCGGATGCCGAGCTGGCCCAGTTCGCGCCGGTGCGGCGATCCGAGCAAAGCCGGCTGCGGGCGATGCGGGAGGCGGGGCTGTGAGCCGGGCCCATGCCCTGGCCGCGGCGCCGCTGCCGGCGGCGATCGCCGCGGCGCGCGGGCCGCTGGCGCTCGACGCGCTGAAGGAGATGCATTGCCTGGCGCGGTTCGGCGTGGGGCGCGAGACGCTGAGCCGGATCGAGGCCGGCGAGGTGGTGGCCGACGCCGAGACCGAGGCGGCGATCCGGCGCGGGCTGGCGCTGCCCGAGGATGACGGCACAGGTCCGCGCGGCTTCTTCCTGGTGAACGAGCGGGAGAAGGGGTGGCGGCTCGGCTTCCACTGGCACGGCGCCGCGTTGCGGCTGTCGATCGAGGAGGCGCGGGCGCTGGCCGAGGGGATCTCCCCGCTGCTCGCCCAATATGACCGGCAGTTCCCGCGATGACCTGTTTCCACGATCCCCTCCCTGTGCCGGCGGCGCGCATGACGCCGGCGGAGCGGGCGCCCGCTTCTGCGGTTGGACCCCTTTCCATGGGGGCGGGCGCCTTGGCTTTTGGATGGGTCAGATGAGCCGGACCGGGATCGCCGACGCCCTGGTGGCCGAGCTGCGCAAGCTGGCGCCCGGGCAGGGCGGCGATCGCGGGGCGCTGCGCGCGGCGATCGGCTGCGGGGCGGCGGAGCTACGCTGCGCGATCGAGCGGCTGCGCTTCCAGGGGAAATTGCTGTGGGACCGGCTCGAGCTCTCGCCTTCGCAGCGCGCGGCGCCGGCGGCAGAGAATGAAGATGCGGCGACCGATCGGCCAGGGCTGAAACCACCTGACGATCGGCAAACGCCCGCGAGGGCGCGTGCTACAGCTCACGCGCCGGGGGGAGAGGAAGCGCAACCAGGGCAGCCCGACAGGACGCAGGAGCCGACTGGGACGAGCGGTGCTAAGCGGGCCCTCCCCCCGCAACCTTCGGGGGCCGAGCTCAAGGCCGAGGTGCTCGCCTATTGCCAGCGCACCGGCACGCCTCGGACGCGCTTGAGCATGGCGGCGGTCGGGCATGTGAGCCTGCTCGGCGCGCTCGATGCGACCGCGCGGCCTAAGGACAAGACGCTGGAAGCCGTGCGGCGGACGATGGCGCTGTGGCCTGAGGGCGTTCCGCCCGATGCGCCGGGGGTGCGGCGCGCGAGGGCGCCGGCGAAAGCCCCTGACACCGAGGCCCCTCACCCCGCTGCTTCGCAGATGTCCCTCTCCCGAGATGGGAGAAGGGAGGAAGAGGCGCCGGCGCCCGTGCCGGCGCCGTTCCTCGGTTCGGGCCTGCGCGAGGAGGTCAAGGCGGATGCGATCGAGGAGATGCGGCGCCGCCGGACCGCGGGCATCGCCGGCGGCGGATCGGGCACGCCGCTGAGCCCGGTCATGCGGCGCGCGGTCGAGGCGATCCAAAGCGAGGCGGTGGCGACGGCCGAGGATTTCGTGCGCGCCATCAACCGCAAGCACCCCCAGCTCATGCGCCGCGCGGTCCAGCTGAGCCGCGCCCGCGGTACGACGCCGGCGGCGGCGCTCTATGCGGCTCTCGAGGCCGGCTTGTCACACGTGGAACAGGAGACATCCCAATGAGCAGCACGAGCGACGACCTGCTGCGGCAGATCAAGACGGCGCTGGCGCCGCTGACAGGGATGGGCGCCAGCCAGTATGTCGAGGACGTGGCCGCGGCCGCCGACCCGACCGGGCCGGTGATCATGGCGGTGCGGCGCGACACGCTGAACGCGGCCGAGGTCTCCGCGGACGGCGACAACATCGCGCTGAAATCGACCAACAAGGGCCAGCTCCACACCAAGGACAGCGACGTCGCGGCGCTGATCGGCGAGGTCCAGGCGAACCCGACCGCCAACAGCCTGCTCGACCGGGTCAAGGCGCTGCTTACCGGAACGGTCCTCGCGGCGGGCGTTGCGATCATCGGCAAGGTCGGCATCGACCAGACCACGCCGGGCGTCACCAACGCGGTGCAGATCGTCCCGGCCTACAAGGCGGCGCTTTCGTCGGTTCACGGGGCCTCGGCGGCCACCACCAACGCGCAGCTGCTCGGCTCGGGAACGAAGATGGTCATGGGGGTGGACGTGAGCAACACCCACGCCACCAATTGGGCCTTCATCAAATTCTTCAACAAGGCGACCACGCCGACACCCGGCACGGACACTCCGATCCGGACGATCGCCATTCCGCCGAACTCGTCCCGCTACGTCGTCAACCCGTTCGGGCGCGCCTTTTCGGCGGGGATCGGGATCGCGATCACGGGGGCGTTCACGGACCTCGACACCACGGCGGTGCTCCTCAACCAGGTCTATTGGGAAGTCGAATATGTCTAGGGAGGGCTCCTCCCCGACCTTCGCGATCTCGATCGACGAGCTGAAAGCGCTGGCCAGCGCGCAGGCGGCGGCGATCGCGCGCTGGTGCCTGCCGAACGGGCGGGAGGATGGGCCCTATTGGCGGTCCGGATCGATCGCCGACGAACCGGGGCAGAGCCTGGCGGTGACGCTGCAGGGCGCGGACCAGGGGATGTGGTGCGATCACGCCGCCTCCGGGCCGGAGGGCGGCGGGAACATCCTGCAGCTGATCGCTTGGACCCGCTACGGCGGCAGCATCAAGGATGCGATCGCGGCGGCGATCTCCTTCCTCGGCCTGGACGGGATGGATCCGGGGCGGCTGGCGACGGTGCGCGCCGAGGCGCGGGCGAAGGCGGCGCGCTCCGCCGACGCCGGCGAGCGCCAGCGCGAGGACCGGCGGCGATCGGCGCTCGGCCTCTATTTGCGGGGATTGCCGATCGCGGATACGCCCGCCGAGAATTACTTGAAGGGGCGCGGGATCGACTTGCGGGCGATGGGGCACGCCCCGCGCTGCCTGGCCTTCTCGCCGAACGTCTACAATGTCGAGGCGGGGCGCGAATTGCCCTGCATGCTCGCGGCCGTCGTCGACCTGGACGGGCGGCATATCGCGACCCACCGGACCTGGCTGGCGCCGGATGCGTGGGGCGGGTGGGGCAAGGCGGACCTGGCGGCGCCGAAGATGGCGCTGGGCGGGTTCGGCGGCGGCTTCATCCCGCTGTGGAAGGGCGCGTGCCGCAAGCCGATGAAGGATCTGGACGCCGGCACCGCGGTGCTGGTGAGCGAGGGGATCGAGGACGGGCTCACCGCGGCCGCGGCGAGGCCGGAGAGCCGGGTGATCGCGGCGATCAGCCTGGGCAATATCGGCAAGCTGCGGCTGCCCGAGCAGATCGGGCCGCTGGTCATCCTGGCCCAGCGCGACGCGCCGGGGAGCAAGGCGGTCGACGCGCTCGAGCGCGCGATCGCCGAGCTGCAGGAGCGCGGGATCGATGTGAGGCTGGCGATGCCGCCGGTGGGGGTGAAGGACGTCAACGAGCTGGTGAGGGCGGCATAGTGGACGTCGCGCCCTCCCGGCCTCTGTTGCGATGGCATGGCGGCAAATGGCTGCTCGCGCCCTGGCTGACGCGACATTTCCCGCCGCACCGCACCTATGTCGAGCCCTACGGGGGGGGGGCATCCGTGCTGCTGCGTAAGGAGCGCTCCTATGCCGAGGTCTATAATGATCTCGACAATGTGCTGGTCAACCTCTTCCGGCTGTTGCGCGATCCGGTGAAGGCGGCCGAGCTGGTGCGCCAGCTCGAAATGACGCCGTTCGCGCGGGCGGAGTTCAACGCCGCCTACGAGGTGAGCGGCGACCCGCTCGAGGACGCGCGGCGCGCAATTGTGCGCTCGTTCATGGGTTTCGGCTCGGACAGCACCGCCGGCCATTATCGCACTGGGTTCCGCTGCAACGTCACGCGCCAGGGCACCACGCCGGCGCGGGACTGGATGGGCTATCCGGCTGCGTTGCGGCTCGCGATCGAGCGACTGCGCGGGGTCACGATCGAGGCTCGGCCCGCGCTGGAAGTGCTGCAACGCTTCGACGGAGATGAGGCTCTCTTTTACGTGGATCCGCCCTACCTTCCCGAGACGAGGAGCCAGGGCAACCGGCGGCGCTGCGGACCGGGGACGCAGGCCTATGAAGTTTATACCCACGAGCTCGACACCGAAGATCATGTGATCCTGCTGGATCGGCTGCGAGGGGTACGGGGGATGGTCTTGCTCTCGGGCTACCCATCCGACCTCTACGACGATGCGCTGGCAGACTGGCGCCGGGTTGAGCGCCCGCATCTCGCCGATGGCGCCAGACCGCGTACGGAGGTACTCTGGATCAACCCAGCGGCGGATGCCGCGCTGTCTCATGGTCCCCTGTTCGAGGAGGCCGCATAGTGGCGCCGCGCCCGGGCCTTTCCGTCGTCGGCGATGCGATCGACAGGGCGAAGCCGGCGCCGCAGCTCGGCCGGCGCCGGCGCGGCGCGCGGGACGAGGAGGAGCAGCGCGAGCTGCCGCTGCTGCCTGCCGGATGCCCGGTGAAGCCGGTCGGCAAGCTGGGGCAGGTCTGCTTCTACCTGGACGAGCTCGGCCAGCTGATCTCGCTCAATCCGCGCGACCACGGCAAGACCCATATCCAGAGCCTGTTCGGCCGCAAGGCGGGGCTCTGCCACCAATATTGGCCGCGCTACGGGGCCCCGGACAAGGAGACGGGCGAGCCGAAGATCACCGGCTGGATGCCCGAGCTCGCCGCCGAGCAGCTGCAGAGCGCCGCCGCCCATGAGGGCCTGTTCGATCCGCAGGGGAAGGTGCGCGGCCGCGGCGCCTGGCGCGACCATGAGGGCGAGATCGTGCTCCATTGCGGCGACCAGGTCTATCGATCCGCGACGCCGATCGGCGACCGCTGGGAGGATCCGGGGAAGATCGACGGCTTCATCTATCCGAGCGCGCCGGCGATGCCGCGGCCGGATCCGGCGGCGGCCGGCGACACGGCCGGCATCGAGCTGCTGGAATTCCTGCGCTGCTGGTATTGGGAGCGGCCGAAGCTGGATCCCTATCTGCTGTTCGGCGCGATCGGCCATTTCCCGTTCGGCGGCGCCTGCACCTGGCGATCGCACGTCTGGGTGACCGGCGACACGCAGACCGGCAAATCGACGCTGGAGCAGAAGCTCCTCGGCTGGCTGTTCGAGGGGCTGAGCCTGCGCTGCCACGACGCGACCGAGGCCGCGCTGCGCCAGGTGCTCGGCCAGCAGACCTTGCCGGTGTTCTTCGACGAGCTCGAGGCGGACACCAACAACGACCGCGGCCTGCGCGTGATCAAGCTGGCGCGGCTGGCGAGCTCGGGCGGCGTGATCTTCCGCGGCGGATCCGACCACAAGGCGGCCGAATTCACCGCGCGATCGAGCTTCTACTTCACCTCGATCCTGATGCCGCCGCTGCTGGAGCAGGACCGCAACCGGATGGCGATCCTGGAGCTGAAGCAGATCCCGCCGGACGCGGCCGAGCCGATGCTGCGCAGCGGGCACACGCTGGAGCGGGCGCGGATCGTGGATCTCGGCCGGCGGCTGCGGCGGCGGGTGATCGACCAGTGGCACCGCTACGAGGCGACGCTGGCCGCCTATCGCCAGGCCCTGGCCCGCAAGGGACACCGGGGGCGCAGCCAGGACCAGTTCGGCACCCTGCTCGCCTTCGCCGACCTGCTGCTCTACGATCACGAGCCCGAGCTCGAGCTGCTCGAGGAATGGGGCGAGGCGCTGCGCGCCGACATCCTCGCCGAGACGGCCGACAGCGCCAGCGACAGCGAGGAGGCGTGCGAATTCCTCGCGCGATCGATGCTGCAGCTGCGCGGCGGGGACGAGCCGGAGCCGCTGACCCGCTTCCTGGAGCGCGCGGTGGGGCGGAACAGCTTCATTCCCGGCGGCGACGGCCAGATCGACAAGGCGCGCAAGACGCTCGAGGATCACGGGCTGCGCATCGTCGCCGCGACCGAGAAGCCGGCCGGGCCCGACGATCCGCCAGGCGCACCGCCGCGGTGGGGCGCGCGGGATCCGCAGCCCGGCGAGCCGATCTATCTCGCGATCGCCAACAGCCACGAGGCCCTGGCCCGCATGTTCCGCGACAAGAGGTGGGCGCAAGGGGTCTGGTCGCAGACCTTCGCGCGGGCGCCTGGCGCGATCCGGCGGGTGCAGGTGAAGTTCGCCGGCAAGGGGAGCAAGGCGACCCTGGTGCCGATCGCCGCCTTCCTGGACGCGGAGGAGGGCAAATGATCGCCTTCCCTGACTGTTCAGGCCCGTCAGGGCTTAGCTCTGCGCGGCCAGCGTTGCGCGCGTCAGCGCGCGGCGCGGTGCGGCCGTGCGCCTCATCCTCTTCTCGCCATCGGCCGCGCTCCTCGCCCTGGCCCGCGCCCGCTGCTCTTTTTTTTGTGCCCCGCGCCCCGGCCCGATGTGATCAATTAGAGAGGCTGGCCATGGCTTGCCGGGCCTTCGGGCCGGGGGGAGTGGGAACGGGAACGGCTTTGGGAACGGCTTTGGGAACGCTCAAGCCGTTGATATGCTTGAGTTTACGCCACGGTTCCCACCGTTCCCAGCGCAGGCGCGCGCACGTGACACGCTCGCGGGCGCGCGCGCCTGCGCTTTCCCTCCTCTCCTTGGGAACGTGGATACAGAGCTATTATTCCCTTGTTGCTCAAGGGGTTGGTTCGTTTCATCGGCCGTATCCAGCGGGCGTCGCCTTGGGAACGTGGGAACCGAGCGGCGCCTCATGGCTCTCTCCTGACGGCCTCTGCGCTGCCAGGGCGAATAAAATAGAGGGCGGATATTCGCCGCCGCCGCGCGAGGGCCGGAATGGGGGTGGTTTGCGGGGGGCGGGCGGCGAAACTTTTGGGGTCGGCGGTCGCGGCCTGGGCGCGATCGCGGCCGCCGGCGACGTCGACCAGGCGCAGCTGCTCGAGCTCGGCGCCGGATCCGCGGCCGAGGGCGGGAATGGCGGATTTCTGCCGTTTTCCGGGGGCTCGATCGGGCGTGTTGGAAGGGTGGATGTTGGAAGGATCGCAGGAAGCGAGCGTTTTCAGGGTCTTGGCCGCTGCGCGCAAAAGCTTGGCAGGCTTACCGGGCTCGACCTGGTCGCCGCGGGCCGCGAGCTCGGCCGCGATCGGCTCGAGGCCCCCGGCACCCCCCCCAGCCGCGGGGCCGGCCTTCCTTGCACCCTCGCGCACGACGCATTCGGCATTTGGATCGGCCTTTTCGTTCAGCAACCGGGCCTGCTTTCTGACCGATCCATGGTCGAAGGGAAAAAGGGCGCACAATTTCGGAGCGACTGGCGGGGGCCGGGGGGCGCGGGGCTGGTTGGGCCCGGAATGCGTGCGGGCGGGGCTGGGCGGCGCTCTCTGCGGGAATATGCGCGGGCCGGGGCCGTTGAGGGCCTGCTCGATCCGCGGTTCTGGAATGCCACCTGGTTTCGGACGCTAGGCGCGGCTTTTGCCCATGTCAATTCGGGCTGGGGAGCGGCGGCATGAGGGCCTTTTCGCTCTGGCAGCCCTGGGCAACGGCAGTCTGGCTTCGCTGGAAGCTCATCGAGACGCGCCATTGGCATACAAGCTATCGCGGCCCGCTCGCGATCCATGCCGCCAAGCGCTGGACGGTCGCGGAACGCGAATTTTGGACTGGAATGTGCGGCGTCGAACTCTTCGACGCCTCGGATTACCAAATGCCTTTCGGCGCGGTCGTCGCGACGGTTCGCCTGGTCGACGTGGTTCGCACCGAACAATTGGTGGAGAGAATTTCCGCGCGGGAGGAAAGGTGGGGCAACTATAGCGGTGGCCGATACGGGTTCGTCTTCGACGATATCCTACCGCTGGCCGCGCCGATCCCCTTCAAGGGCGCGCAGGGGTTCTTCGAAGTGCCCGATGAGTTGTTTGGCCTGCCAGTCGCGCCTCCTCGGCAGGGGGCTTTACTATGACTGCCACCAAAACTGGCGGCGCCGGCGCGGCGGCGGGGATGCTGGCGGAGACCAAGCGGGTGTTCGACGCGGCCTCGGCCGAGGAGGAGCAGCTGGCGCTGCGCGATCCGGTGACCGCGGAGGAGATGCTCGAGGCGCGCGAGGCGCTCGGGCCCGAGGCTGGGCGGCTGGCGCTGGTGCGGCACGCGCGCGAGGAGCGCGGCCGCGGCCGCCCGCCGGGCTCGCGGAACAAACGAACCGAGGATTTCGCCCGCTACATCCTCAGCTTCGGCCAGGATCCGGCGATTACGCTGATCCAGATCGCGTCGACGCAGCCGGAGGTGCTGATCGAGGCCTCGCAGCAGGAAAAGGTCCACAGCTACTCCAAGTACAACGAGCCGCGGATCGTGATCGAGCGGATGACATACGATGCGGCGCAGGCGCTGCGGGTCCGCTGCGCCGAGGCGTTGATGGGCTTCATCCACGCCAAGAAGCCGGTCGCCGTCGACATCAATGCTTCGGGGGACTTCAACCTGATCGTGCCGGGGCTGAACATCAGCGAGGAAGGGGCGCAGAAGATCGTCGACGGGGAATTTGCCGAGATCGGCGAATGGAGGGGCGGCGATGAACCCCAATAATCGCCAGCTCAAGCGGATCGGGCCGGTGGCGGACGCCTTCGTGCGGAGCCGGGCCTTCATCCAGGGGATCATGGGCCCGGTGGGATCCGGCAAGACGATCGCCTCGGGGCAGAAGATGCTGCTGCTCGCCGCCCGCCAGCGCGGGGTGCGGGACCGCAGCGGCTGCATCATCCGCAAGTCGCGCTTCGCGGTGATCCGCGACACCTATCCGAACCTCGACCGCAACACGATCCCGAGCTGGCACAAGGTGGTGCCGAAGGACCGCGGCACGTGGAACGGCGGCAGCCCGCGGCTGCATCGCTTCTCGATGACGCTGGGCAAGGACGAGCACGGCAATGCCAACGACGTCGCCAATGTCGAGGTCGAGTTCCGCGCGATCGGCGACGCCTCGGTGGAGGACGCGCTGCGCGGCCTCGAGGTCACGGCGGCGTTCGTGAACGAGGCGGACCGCACCCATCCCGACATCTTGACCTTCCTCGCGGGCCGCGTCGGCCGGTTCGGCGACCTGGACGCGGGCATGGTCGTGGATCCGCAGATCATCCTCGATCTCAACGGCAACGACGACGAAAACTGGACGTACAAGGTGCTGATCGAGGAGGTGCTTTCCGAGGAGCTCGCGCAATTGATCTCCGACGTGTCGGGCGGGCGGCCGCTGATCGAATATTTCGAGCAGCCGGAGGCGGTGGACGAGAACGGCAAGCTCAATCCGGACGCCGAGAACGTCGCCAACCTGCCGGAAGGCTATTACGCGCGGCAATATGCGCTCGCCAAGATGCGCGGCGACCATAATTACATCAACCGGATGCTGCGCAGCCGCTACGTGCCGCTGCGCTTCGGGCTGCCGGTCTTTCCGGAGTATCGCGACAATATTCACGCGGCCGAATTCGACGCGATCCCCGGCATTCCACTGTTCATCATGGCCGACCAGGGCCTGCTCGGCGCGGCCCTGGTGGGGCAGGTGGTCAAGGGCCAGCTTTGCATCCTGGAGGAATATTCGCGGGTCTTCGAGACCGACGACGACGAGATCATCGTCAGCCAGATGGGCGGGGAGGCGTTCGGCGAGCTGATCCGCGAGGATCTGGCGGTGCGCTATGCCGGCTATCGGATCGCCGACGCGGTGTGCGACCCCGCCGGCGCCGCCGGCGAGGAGGCGATCAACTATCAGAGCTGGCGCCAGGACTTCCAGAAGGGGCTGGGCCACAAGGTGCGCAAGGCGCGGGTGCCCGGCAACGCGCTCGAGCCGCGGCTGAAGGCGGTGCGCAGGTTCCTCGGGGCGCCGGTCGGCGAGCAGCGGAAGCTGCTGATCCACAAACGCTGCAAGATGACGCGCCGGGCCTTCATGACGAAATATTATTACAGCCGGACCTCGAGCCGGCAGGGCGACGGCAGCTACGCCGAGGTGCCGCAGAAGGTCCAAGGCTACGGGGACCTGATGGACGCCGTCCAATATGGCTGTTTCGAGCTCGACAAGGGGCTGGACCTGACCCCCGAGGCCGCGCGCCGGATCGGCGCCGGCGTGCCCAGGGTGACGGTGAACAGCCATTACGACCCGTTTGGAGCGAGGTGAGGAGAGAGGCGATGGGACCGACAGAAGATCAGCTGCGCAAATACGAGGCTTTGCTGCACGCCATGCAAACCGGGGTCGCGCACGAACACGCGAATGGCAGCGCGGATGGTTCGCCCAAGCACCTGCGCGTCGGTGTGAACGCGGCAATGTCCGATCATGCCGCACTTGCCCGGCTTCTCATCGCGAAGGGTGTCATCACCGCCGACGAATATGGGGCCGCCATCATCGAGGGCATGCAGATGGAGGTCGATCGATACGAGAAGAACTTGTCGGATCGCTCCGGCGGCGCCGTCATCAAGCTGCGATAGGAGAGAGGCGATGCAAATTCCGGGTAATCTGATCGGGGGCCTGTTCAAGGCGGTGGGGCTGGTGCCGAAGCGGCCGAAGATCGGGGCTTCGGCGCCGATCCCGACGCGATCGGACGCGGCGGCATCGGCGCGGATCGATGCGCTGCGGGCGCGGCGGGGCGGCTCGGCCGATTTCCTGACCGGCGCCGCCGGGGCCGAGGCGGCGCCGGTGGGGGTGAAGGAGCTGCTCGGCCAATAGGCCGGCTGAGATTGGTGGCGACCAGAGCGGGTAACTCAAGGAAGGAAAGACGATGGTTACGACGGACACGAAAGCGAACACGGGCGGCGACGAGACGATCGATGCGTTCACCGCCCGGGTCGGCGCGGTGAACAGCCAGCGCGAGCTGGCGAAGATGGCGGCGGCGGAGACGGCCGCGGGCGGGCGCAAGCCCTTCCTGGCGGCGATCGAGCGCCGGCAGTCGGCGCGGGCGCGCGAGGTGCAGGCCGCGCAGCGTTCGAGCCGGGCCAAGCGGCCGGTGAGCCAGGATGCTGCGACCGGCAAGCGCAACGGCAAGCCGGCGCCGCAGAACGGCACGCCGATCGCGCCGGGATCGTTCGGCGAGGCGGGCGCGCGGCCGCTCGCGGAGGCCTATTTCGACAAGGCCGGCGAGATGGAGCTCAGCGTCGCGTTCGGCGGCGATCGCGCGATGCTCCGCGACGTCGAGCCGATCGAGGGCGTGACCGTGATCCCGCGCGGCGGGGACCTGGTCAACAGCTCGGTGGTCGACGTCAACACGGACGGGCTGGGCGGCCGGGTGGAGATCACCCACGCCTATCTGCTCGCGGACGGGAAGCCGTTCGGCCGGTGCGAGCTGGCGGCGCCGCTGCCGCTCGACCCGAACCAGCGGGCCAGCTTCCCGGTCGGGCATCTGATGTTCCGTTCGTAGGAAGAAAGACCCTCACCCTACCCTCTCCCGCAAGCGGGAGAGGGGTTTTTCCAAGGAAGAAGCAATGAGCGAAGCGGCGTTTGAGGGCTGGGCGGTCCTGGAGCTGATGGGTCACCGGACGCGGCCGGGCCTCGTGAAGGAAGTGGAGATCGGCGGCGGCAAGATGCTGCGGGTCGATATTCATGGCGAAGAGGATGTCGTGGTTACCGAGTTCTATGGCACCTCCGCGATCTACAGCATCCGACCAGTCTCGGAGGAGATCGCGCGCGATGCTGCCAAGCGGCTCGATCTGCAGCCGGTGCGCCCCGTCGAGTATCGCTTGGCCGGCCCGGCGGAAAGCCCGCCATTCGACATCGACGACCTCGACAACGACTGATCCAGCATTTCAACGGAGCGAGCGAGATGGCGATGCAAATTCAGGAAAAGGTCGACGACATCCTGCACCTCATGCCGACGCTGGAGAGCGAGCGGATGCCGTGGGAGAATGTGTGGCGGCAGGTGGACGAGCGGGTCAATCCGCTGGGCGATGGCGGCTTCCAGCTGCGCTCGACCGGGTCGCAGCGGGGGCTGGAGAATTTCGACCATACGGCCACCCTCGGCCTCGAGCGGTTCGTCTCGGCGGTCGGCGGGGTGTTCCTGCCGCGCGGCCAGCAATGGGTGTCGCTGGCGACGACGGACGCAGAGCTGAACGAGGTGCCGAAGGTCAAGGCCTGGCTGCAATCCACCGCCTCGCGGCTTCACGCGGCGCGCTACAATCCGCTCGCCGGGTTCGAGGTCGAGGCCAATAACGGGATCCGCTCGCTCGGCTCCTATGGCAGCCTTCCGCTCTGGGTGGACCATTGGGAAGGGGTGGGCATGTTCTACAAATGCCACCACCTCTCCGAGATCTACGTGCGCGAGGATTTCCGCGGGCGGATCGATACGATCGTGCGCAAATGGACCGATCCGGTGCGCGAGATCGCGCAGCAATTCGGCGGCGAGAATTTGCCGCCTCTGATCTCGAAGGCCTTTGAGGACAGGAAGTTCGACCAGGAATTCGAGCTGATCCACGTGGTGCGGCCGCGCGGCGACCGCGACATCGAGCGGCTCGATTTCCGGCGGATGGCCTTCGAGAGCATCTACATCTCGATCGCCGACAAATGCTGCATCCGCGAGGGCGGCTATCGGACGATGCCGATGGCGTTCTCGCGCTACGTGACCTCGCCACGGGAGCTGTACGGCCGCTCGCCGGCGATCCAGGTGCTCGGCACGATCAAGACCGCCAACGAGATCGCGCGGACCCTGCTGCGCGCCGGCCACAAGGCGGTGGATCCGCCGCTGCTGACGCAGGAGGACGGGGTGCTGTCGCAGATCCAGACCATGCCGGGCGGGATCAACGTCGGCGGGCTCGATTTCCTGGGCCGCGAGATGGTGAAGCCGATGGTGACCGGGGCGAACCTGCCGATCGGCCTGGAGATGCTGAACAACGAGCGCGAGGTGATCCGCGACGCCTTCCTGGAGAAGGTGTTCAGCCTGGTCATGGAGCGCAAGGACCGGATGACGGCGACCGAGGTGCTGGAGATCACGCGCCTGCAGGGCCTGCTGGCGACGCCGACCGCGGGCCGGCAGGAGACCGAGTGGCTGGGCGTGCAGGTCCCGCGCGAGCTCGACATCAACATGGACGCGCGCCAGGTGGCGCCGCTGCCCGAGGAGATCAGGGAGGCGGGGGAGAAGATCCGCACGATCTTCGACAATCCGCTGAACCGGGCGGCCAAGGCCGAGGAGGCGATCGGCTTCTCGCGGCTGGTGGAGATGCTGACGCCGGCGGCCGGGATCGTCGGCGAGCAGGTGTTCGACGTGATCGATTGGGAAGCGAGCCCGCGCAACCTCGCTTACTCGCTGGGCGTGCCGCAGAAATATCTGTCGGATCCGGATGCGGTCGCCGCGAAGCAGGAAGCGCGCGCCCAGCAAAAGGCCGTCGAGACGACGCTCGGCGCGCTGCCGGCGGCGGCCGGCGCGGTCAAGGATCTGGCGACCGCGCGGGCGCAGGAGACGGCCAGTGTTTAGGCGCAGGATCGATTACATCGCCGACATCGTAGACGAGCGCGGGATCGACGACTGCCGGGCCAGGCTGATGAACCGAGCGCTCGCCGTCTGTGCCGACCAGGGCGACGATCCGGGCCTGATCCGAGTCATCGAGACCTGCCGCAGCGGCATGACCCAAGTCTATGTGTCGTTGCGCGGCGACGGGCCGCTGCCGGCGGCGGCGAGCGCGGTGAAGGATTTGGCGCAGGCGCGGAGCGAGGTGACGGCCAATGTTCGTCGCGAGGGTTGAGGGCTGCACCCGCGCGCTCGGTGCGCCGCAGGGTTGGAACCCTGAAACAGACGGCTATTGCGGCATGCTGCCTATCCGCGACGAGCTGCGCGATGCGATGCCGATAATGACATCGGCTTGGGAGCCGACGCCGGCAGAGCTAGAGGCGCTTCGGGCCGGCGCGAAGGTCCTTCTACGGGTAGTCGGAACCGCCCATCCCCCTGTCATGGTCTATGTCGGGGAGGTGCCCGCAAATGGCTGATCCCGGCCTCGTCGACAGGGCGCTGCAGGAGATGCGGCGGGCGATCAATGCGCGGCGGGCGTGGCATTATCGGGCGTGCTTCCTGGGCGAGGACGGGGCGCTGACGATCCATGCCGAAAAGATGCTCGCAGATCTAAATCGCTTCTGCAGGGGCAATGCCTCGTGCTTCGATCCCGATCCGCGGATCCATGCCCTGATCGAGGGCCGGCGCGAGGTGCTGTTGCGGATCCTGGAATTTCTGAACGTGGACAGCGCTGTGCTGGCCCAATTGGTGGAGGTCAAAGATGAGTGACGGTGGACTGGCCGCGGCGATCGCGGAAGGCGGAGCGGGCGAAGGCGGCGGCGCGGGCGGCGCGGGCGGCGCGGGCGGCGAGGGTGGCGATGCGGCTGCGGTTGCGGCCGCGGCGGCTGCCGCCAAGGCCGGCGGTGGCGAAGGCGGCGGCGATGCCTGGTATGCGACGCTGCCGGACGAGGCGGCCGAGGGTGCGCTGTCGGACCGCAAATGGGCCGAGAACAAGAAATATGCCGACATCCCCTCGCTGGTGAAGGCGCACCGCTCGCTCGAGCAGCAGTTCCTCGGCGGCGACAAGATCGTGGTGCCGAAGGAAGGCGCGAGCCCGGAGGAGATCGCGGCGTTCCACGCGAAGCTCGGCCGCCCCGATGCGCCCGACAAATATGAGATCGCGGTGTCGGAAGGCGCGAAGCTCGACGAGGCGCTGGTGGCGAAGTTCCGGGAGACGGCGTTCAAGGCCGGGCTGCCGGCGTCGATGGCGGCGCCGCTGGTCGAGATGTTCAACGGTCACGTCCAGGAAACGCTCGAGGCGGCCGAGGCGGCGCGGGCGCAGGCCTCGCAGGAGGGCGTCAAGGCGATGCGCAAGGAATGGGGCGCGAGCGCGCCGCAGAACCTGGCCGCGGCCAACCGGGCGATGACGATGCTGGGGCTGAGCGGCGCCGACGTCGAGGCGATGGGGGACGCGCTGCCGCCCGAGCAGGACGATCAGGGCAACGTCAAGCGCAACGGCGCGGCGCGGGCGCTGGCGCTGCTCGCCAAGCTGGGCGTCGGGATGGGCGAGGACGTGCTTTCGGGCGGCGGCGGCGTGAAGAAGTTCGGGATGTCGCCCTCCGAGGCGCAGGCGAAGCTGGACGCGATCGCCGCCGACCCGGCCCAGATGAAGAAGCTCAACGACAAGGATCCGCAGATCACCGCCTATCGCAAGCAGCTGATCGAGATCGTCGCCGCGGGCGAGGATGCGCAGGCCCAGAAGGGCTGAGCGAGGCCCGGAACGACCCCACTTGACGGTGGGGTCGGTTCCATGGGATAGCGGGGCCCACTTTTCGCGGGATACGCCGGTGGCCCCCGCTCCTGGTCCGATGATGGCTCGCCGACGCAGGCGTTAAACGTCAGATAGGCCCGGCCTCGGCCGATACGCCCTTCGCAAATGGTTCAACCCATTTTTCGGAGGGCACAATGTCCACCCAAGTCACCACCGCCCAAAGGGTCACCTACCGCGAAAACCTGCAGCTCGCGCTGCAGCAGAAGACGTCGAAGCTTCTCCCCACGGTCACCGACATCGATGTCGGCGGCGTCATGGCCGAGGTCAGCGACCTGATCGGCGAGGTCGGCGCCAATTTCATCACCACCCGCCACGGCGACACGCTGTACCAGGACACGCCGCACGCGCGGCGCTGGATCGCGCAGCCGCCGGCCATGACCTATGCCGACCTGGTCGACCAGCACGACAAGTTGGCCACCGGCATCGACCTAACCGGCGCCTATGTGAAGGCCGGCGCGGCGACGATCAACAAGGGCACCGACGACGCCATCCTGGGCGGGATCTTCGGCAACGCCCAGACCGGCGAGAAGGGCCTGACCCTGACGCCGTTCAACGCCGCCAATGTGATCAACGTCGACGTCGGCGGCGTCGCCTCCGGCCTCAACGTCGCCAAGGTCCGCGCCGCCAGGAAGATGCTCGGCATCAACTTCGTCGACCTGGACGAGGAGGAGCTCTACATCGTCGTCAACTCGATCGCCGAAGCGCAGCTGCTCGGCGAGGTCGAGGTCACCAGCTCCGATTTCCGGTCGATGGGCGGCAGGGCGCTCGAGACCGGCAGCATCGGCAAGCTGCTCGGCTTCAATTTCGTCCACCTCGAGCTGAGCAACCCGCTGTTCACCAACGCGCCGCTGACGCTGACCGGCGGCGGCTCGCGCAAGCTTCCCGTCTATACCAAGTCGGGGGTGATCGCGGCCTTCTGGGAGCGGCTGTTCAGCGAGGTCGAGCGCCTTCCGACCAAGAACTATTCGACGCAGGTCTATGCCCGCCGCCAGGTGGCCGCGACCCGCACCCAGGAAGGCATGGTCGGCTATATCGAGATCAACGAGGCCGCCTAATCCGTGAGGGAGGCGCCCTCGCGGCGTCTCCCGCATCGGTTCGGACCCTCATGGGAGACAGGAAATGGCGACTTACTACAGCATCGAAACGACCGGCGTCCTCGACGGCTCGCTGCCGGCGACGCGCAATGCGCCGCAGAACTACCGCTCCAAGCTGAAGCGGGTCCGCTCGACCATCGTCATGAACGGGCAGCTGATCGGCGACCTGATCGTGCTTGGCGACCTTCCGGTCGGCGCCGTCTGGGATCACGGCAAGATCAATTCCACCGCCACCCTCGGCGCGTCGACGATCGCTGTCGGGCCGGTGGCCACGCCGGCCAAATACAAGGCGGCCGCGGTGTTCACCACGCCCGACACGCCGACGCTGTTCGGCAAGTGCGCGGCGAGCGCCGGCGCGCCTCTGACCGCGGTCGAGCGGGTCGTCGCCACGATCGCGGGGGCCAACCTGCCGGTCGGAGGCACGCTCGAGATCGACCTTTACTACAGCGACACGGTCTAGGCCGTCGTTCTGTCGGGGCGGCCCGCCACCAGGCCGCCCCGTTAGAATTTCTCACGGGAGGAAGAGATGGCGTTCAACAAGAAGCTCACCTGGGTTCGGGGCCAGCGGCGCGAGAGCATCGCGATCGCCGCCGGCAGCGCCATCGGCGCCCACGACGCGATCGAGGTCAATATCGACGCGACCGCGATGACCCGCTTCGAGGCGGCCAAGGCAATGACCCTGATCCGGGACCGCATCATGAAGGGCCCCTGGCCGGTCGCATGACCTATTGCCGCGATTTCCGAGCCGCTGGAGCGTCCCGGCCAGCTGGAAATCGCTAGGAGGAAATCCGCCGGTGGCCGATCGCGTCTCAGTCTCCAATCTGGTTCTCGCCAAGCTCGGCGAACCGAAGAAGATCACCGATCCCAACGACGACACCAGGGCGGCCCGGGCGATCGCGCGAGTGTGGGACGTGACGCGGGACATGGCGCTGCGCGCCCACCCGTGGAACTTCGCGATGAAGCGGGAGATATTGACCGCCTCGGCGAGCCTGCCGGTCTGGGGATGGGGCTACGCCTTCCCGCTGCCCAGCGACTTCATCCGCCTCGACCTCGACACGATCGAGCCGTCGACGCTGCGCGGCGAGAACATGTTCCAGATCGAGGGCAATGCGATGCTGTGCGACGCGCTGGGCCCGGTCTATGTCCGCTACGTCCGGCGGGTGGCGGAGGTGGGGCTGTGGGACCCGATGTTCGTCGAGGCCTTCGCCAACCTGCTCGCCTGGCAGACCGCCGACGACATCACCGGCGACCTCGCGCGCAAGGACCGCTGCTGGAAGGCGTGGGAAGACAGCCTGCCCGCGGCCAAGGGCGTCGACGGCCGCGAGAACCCGCCGCAGCCCGCCGAGGACAGCAGCTGGGTGACCGCCCGGTATGGCCGCTAAGCGGTGGCGATCTCGGCCCACCTGATCCAGACCAGCTTCAACGGCGGCGAGCTCTCGCGCCGGCTGCACAGCCGCGTCGATGCCGCGATCTACCGGATCGGGGCGAGCGAGATCACCAACATGATCGCGACGATCGAGGGGCCGCTGGTGAAGACGCCGGGAACGCGGTTCCGCGCGCTGGCGCTGGCCTCGGCGGCGTGGCTGGGGAAGTTCGTGTTCAACGCGACCCAGGCCTATCTGATCGAATATTCGAACCTCAAGGTCCGCTTCCTGACCAACGACGCGCTGCTCGCGATCGCCGGCGTGCCGGTGGAGGTGGTGACGCCCTACACCGCGGCGGAGGCGGCCGCGATCAGCACGACGCAGAGCGGCGACGTGCTGTACATGGCGCATGGCAGCCATCCGCCGGCGGCGCTGAGCCGGACCGCGGCCGACGCCTTCAACCATGCCGCGCTGGCGCTGGCCGGCGGGCCGTTCAAGGACGCCAACACCAACGAGGGGGTGACGGTGACCGCCGCCGGCGCCTTCGCGGTGGGCGGCGCGATCACGATCACGGCGAGCTCGGCGATCTTCCTGGCCGGCCATGTCGGCGCGCCGTTCCGGATCGAGGGCAAGGATTTCTCGAACATTCCGGCCTGGGAGGCGGGGATAGACGGGGTCGCGATCGGCAACATCAAGCGATCCGACGACAAGGCCTATGTCGCGGCGACCGCGGGGCGGACCGGATCGATCCAGCCAACCCATGTCCGCGGCACCGAATATGACGGCATGGCGACCGGCACCGACGTCAACGCCAAGGGCCCGTTCGGGATCCAGTGGACATACAAGCACGATCGCTTCGGCACGGCGACGATCACCGCGATCGGCGGCGGCGGCACCACCGCGACCGCGACCGTGACCCGCGCCATCCCCGACAGCGTCGGCAGCGTGGCGACGCACCGCTGGGCGCACGGCCTGTTCTCGGCCGCGGAGGGCTGGCCGCACCTGGTGTTCAAGTGGAAGGGGCGGCTTGGCTTCATCAAGGGGTTCGACCTGGTCCTCTCCGTCGCCGGATCCTATCGCGACTTTTCCGAGGAGAATGAGAGCGGGGCGCCGACGCCCGACCAGGCCATCCGCAAGACGATCGACAGCTCCGACCCGATATTGTGGGTCAAGCCGGACCGCGAGCTGCTGCTCGGCACGAACCTCGGCGAATATAAGGTTTCGAAGGTCAATCCGAGCGAGCCGCTGAGCGGCGACAATATCGAGATCGTGCCGCAGACCTATCACGGATCGGCCGCGGTGGAGCCGCTGCAGATCGGGGGAGTGACGATCTTCGTCCAGCGCGGCGGGCGCAAGCTGCGCGCCGCGGAATATCGGTTCGAGAACGACCGCTACGCCGCCGCCAACATGACGATCTGGGCGCGGCAGATCACGCGCGGCGGGATCCTGCAGCTCGCGCACCAGGGCGAGCCCGAGGAGCTGCTGTGGGGGCTGCGCGGCGACGGCGCGCTGGTCGCGCACGCCTATATGCCCGAGCAGGAGGTGAAGGGCTTCACGATCGGCAAGCGGATGGAGGATGCGACGATCCTCTCGATCCAGGCCATGCCTTCGACGGACGGGACCCGCGACGACCTGTGGGCGCTGGTCGAGCGCAATGGGCTGCGCAGCCACGAATGCCTGGACCGTTGGTGGGACGAGGACGAGGGGCGGGCGGCGAGCAGCGCCTGCTTCGTCGACGGGGCGCTGAGCTATAGCGGCGCCGCGGCGACGATCTTCACCGGGTTCGATCATCTGGACGGGATGGCGGCGATGGTGCTGGCGGACGGGGCCGAGGTGAGCGGGCTCAGCTTCGGCGCGGTGACCGGCGGGATCGGCTTCGTGCTGCCGACCGCGGCGGCCGAGGTGACCGGCGGGATGGCCTATACCGCGCGGGTGACGACGCTGAAGCCCGAGGTGCCGCGGCCGGACGGGACCAGCCAGGGGCGGCTGAAGAAGCTGGTGAAGCTGATCCTGCGCGTGATCGACACGTTCGGGATCCGCGCCGGCGTCGCCGGCGGCGACACGCTGGAGAATGTGTTCGACCGGCAGGCGACCGACCCGATGGACCGCGGGCCGAGCCTGATCAACGGCGACAGCGACCCGCTGACCGTTGGCGGCGGCTGGACCAACGACGGCCGCGCCACGATCGAAAGCCGCAGCCCGTTCCCGTGGATCCTGGGGGCGGCGATCTCCGGCGTCGAGGAGGGGGACCGATGACCCGTCACGCCTGGCATCATCGCGGCCACGTCCGCTATCGCGGCATGATCGCATCGGACCTGCCGCGCCTGGTGTTGCAGCCGAGCCAGATCGGGCGGCTCGGCCTGGTCGCTCCGGCCCACGACGAAAGCCACGGCGCCGAGCTGGTCGCGTCCGGGCCAGCGTGGGTCTGTGAGGACGAGAAAGCGCGGATCCTCTGCCTCGCCGGCTTCGCCGAGACCTTTCCGGGCCGGCAGGCGGTGGCCTGGGCGCTGATCTCGAGCGCGCTGGCGCGGCGGGCGCATATCGGCCTGCAGGCGTTCATGCGCCAGCGCCTGGCCGAGCAGCCTTACCGGCGGATCGAGGCGATCGCGCGCGCCGCATCGGCGGCCGAGCTGGGCTGGCTGCGCCGGCTCGGCTTCGTGCCTGAGGGGATCATGCGCGAATGGGGGCCGCTTTCCGAGGACCACGTCCTGTTCCGCTACGTTCGAGAAGGAGCGGGCTGATGGAGGCGGCGATCGGCAAGGCGGGCGGGCAGCTCATCCAGGGCGCGGCGGGGCAGGAGGCCGCGAAATATAATCGCGACGTGCTGAAGGCGCAGGCGGGCGACGCGCTGGCGATGGGCAGCGCGCAGGAGCTGCAGGTGCGCAATGCGGCGCGCGAGCAGATGGGCAAGCAGGTGGCGAGCGCGGCCGAGAGCGGCTTCGCGCCGGGCACCGGATCCTCGCTGACGCTGCTCGAGGAGAGCGCGATCAACGCCGAGCTCGACGCGCTGAACCTGCGCCGCGCCGCCGCCGCCAAGGCCTCGGCGCTGAAGGCGCAGGCGAAGATGGCGAACAATACCGGGATCATGGCGATGCGCGCCGCGATGTTCGAGGCGAGCGCGACCGTGGCCAGCGCGATCGCCGGCGCGCCGGGCGGCGCCCCCGCCGGGGTGAATTACGGTGGCTGAGCCCTATCGCCAGCAGATCGGCCCTCAGAGCGTGACCGAGGCGCTGCGCGGCGCCTCGCCCGATGCGTTCGGCGCGCAGGTGGGCGCCGCGGTGGAGCGCGGGGCGGGGCAGATCGAAGAGGCGATGACGCGGGCGCGGGACGAGAGGGCGCAATCGCGGAACGCCGACAAGCAGCTCGAGCTGCAGAGCCAGATGGCGGACGCGACCGTGCAGGTCGAGCGGTTCAGCGCCAATCAGGACACGCTCCGCATCCAGGCACGAAACACGGCCGGCGCCGGCGGGGCCGGATACACGGCCGGGCTGCTGCAGGCCCATGACACGGGCGCGGAAGCGATCGTCGGCGCGATCGATAACGAGCAGGTGCGCGACCGGGTCAAGGTGATGCTGGAGCAGCGCCGGGCCCAGACCCTGCATGACGGCGAGGAATATGAGGCGGTCGCCAGCGGCCGCCGGCAGGCGGGCGATGCGGCCGAGCTGCGCAATCTCGCGGTCGGCAGAGTATCGCGGCCGGGGCTGACCGACGCCGAGCGACTGACGACGCTCGCGCAGGTGCGCGAAAGCGGCCACACCTTGCTCGACCATGTTGTCGCGCCCCCGGAGGTGATTGCCGCCAACCGGCGGGAGTTCGACGAAGAGACGGCCAATGCCTTCATCCGCTCGCTCTCGCCGCAAAGCGCGCGGACGGCGCTCGACGGCGGGCGGTTCGATGCCGACCTGTCGCCGGAGACGCGCCAGTCACTGAACGGATGGATCACCGCGCGCCAGCAGCACGAAGAGGCGCTGGTGCGGTCGGCGGCGGAGGCGCAGGCCGGCGTAGGGCGCGCGCAAGCCCGCAACATGATCGAGGATGTCGGCCGCGGCGTGCAGGTCGATCCGGCGCAGATCGACGCCGCGATTGCCGAGGCGCGGGCCGGCGTCGCGAGGGGCGGCGCCGGCGCGGCGGACTATGAGGGCCTGCAGCACGATCTGGAGCGCGCCAGGGTCGGCAACGCGGCGACGATGCAATATGAGCCGCTGTCGCAGGATGCGCGCCGCGGGGCACTCCGGACGATCGAGGCCAATCCGCACTGGCGCCAGCATCCGGACCAGGTCGAGGCGCACACGCAGCTCCAGCGCCTGATCCAGCGCGACGACGGCAGCACCGCGGGCGGGAGGCTGGAACGCTGGAGCCGCAACACCAATCACCCGCTGGCGCCGTTCGAGCTCGGAAACCCGCAGGCCAGCGCGGGGCGGATCGCGCAAGCGCAGACGGTCGCCGGCTACGATAACGGGCCGCCCGAGCTGATGACCGATGACGAGGCGGAGCATTACCGGCAGGAATGGAGGACGGGCGGGCCTGCGGAGAGGGCGGCGATGCTCGCGCAGATGGGCGCGCACGGCGCCGGGCCTGCTCGGATGCTCATGCGGCAGCTTGCCGGCGCGGCGCGGCCGGAGCTGACCAACCTTCTCGACCTGACGACGATGCGCGACCGGCGGGCCGGCGCGGCGATCGCGCGCGACGCGCTGGACGGGGAGGCCGCGCCGCTCGACGCGCGGCTGTTCCCGCAAGCGCGGGCGCAGGCCGTGGTGCGCGAGCGGTTCGGCGCGGCGATGGGCGGGCGGGACGGCGCGCAGGTCACCGGCATCTGGCGCACCGCCACGGGCATCTACGCGCACCGCGCGCGCCTCGCCAATCTCGACCGTTTCGATCCGGACCTGTGGGCGGCCAGCTATCGGGCGGCAGGGGGCCAAGCCGGCAACACCGGGGGCTTCGCGGTCGCACACCCCGGCGGCAGCTTCGCGGTGCCGCGCGGCTTCACCAGCGACGACTTCTATGAGCCGCTGCAGAATTCCCGCGCCATCCTGGTCGGGCGCTTCTCGGGGGGCGTGGCGCCGGCCTATGGCGGGCGGCTGGTGTCGCCCACCGATCTCGCCGCCAACTTCATCCCAATGTTGGTCTATGACGACAACAGGGTCGCGCAATACCAATTCAGGACGGCCAGCGGCGACATCGTGCAGGGCGCGGATGGCCGCGGCCCCTTCACCCTCGACATGCGCGGGCTCCACCACGCCTATATGACCGCGCGGGGGCATCACTGATGGCAACGCGCTATCAGGACGTCTGGGGATCGCCGACGCTCGAACAGACGCGGGGCCAGAACGCCGCCGCGCCGGCAGCGCGGCCGGTGCCCGCGCCGGGCCTGCTCGAAAGCATCGGCCTCGGTTTCCGGCGCGCGGGCGCACAGGAGGATTGGGGGTTCAACCAGACCAGGTGGTCGGCGCGGGCCTATGGCGAGATGTACGCCGCGCTGCGCGCGCGCGGCCACGATTTCGGGAATTTGAGCTGGACCGACCTCGCGGTGGACGAGCAGCGGCAGCAGGCGGCCCGGAACGGGCGGATGATCGGGCCGTGGACCACGCTGCCGAACGTCGCGCGCGCGCGGGAATTCTGGCAGGCGATCGAGGCCGAGCGCGCGCGGGACCATAATTTCCTGGCCGGCTATGGCGACGTCCACGACTATTCGAGCTTCGACCGCCACGTCGCGGACATGCGCTCGGCCGAAGTGAACCGGCTCGATGCGCAAGCCGAAGGCGGCTCGCGGGTCGGCGCCTTCATCGGCCAAATCGCGCATGCGCCTTTCGATCCCTCGTCCTGGGTGCCGATCCCCGGCGCCGCAGAGATGATCGGCGCGGAGACGGTGGCGCGGGGCGTCCTCGCCGCCGCCGGGCGGACGGCGCTGCGCGAAGGCGCCGCGAATATGGTCATCACGGCGGCGCAGGAGCCACTGGTCCGGCAGGACGCCGCGCGCCTCGGCCATGAGCGGACGGCGGAGGATTTCATCTATGACGAAGCGACGGCCGGGATCGCGGGCGTCGGGATCGGCGGGGCGGTTCATCTTGCGCCGCATGCGGCCAGGGCGGCGGCGGACGCGCTGACGCCGTTCGACCGCCGGGTGGCGCGAGAGGTGGCCGCAGCCCCGATCGATCCGAACGCCCATGCCGACGTGCGGATGGCGCAGCAGTTCGAGGCGATGGTGCCCCGGGAGCAGCGGACGCCCGACCAGCAGATGGCGCTCAACGTCGTGGCCCGGAACGGCCAGGTCCGGCAAGGGTCGCCGTTCACGGCGGGACCTGCCGGCGACGACGAGCACGCGCATCTGCTCGGCGAGCATGGCCGCGCCGTGGCCCAGGGCGCGCTGCCATCGGAGGTGGCGCCGCGTGCGATCCGGCGGAGCGAGGTCGAGACCGGCGGCGGAGCGAGCGGCGCGCGGAGCCCGGCCTTCGAGCAGGTGAAGGCGCGCATCCACCGGGCGGAAGCGCCGGGCCGCGACGATTTCAACGAAAGCTCCGGCGCGACCGGGCCGTACCAGTTCCTCGCTTCCACGTGGAACAGCTATTACCGGCGCCGCTATCCGCACGATCCGCGCAGCGACACGCAGATCGCAGCGTTGCGCCGCGACCCAGCGCTCAACGAGCAATTGATGAACGACATGCTCGCCGACAATGCGCGGGCGCTGCGGCAGGCCGGCGCGCCGGTGACGGCCGGCAATCTCTACCTGATGCACGCGGCCGGCCCCGGCGCGGGCGCGGCGCTGCTGCACGCGGATCCGCACGCGCGCGCGATCGACGTCTATCGCAGCATCAACCCGCGCAACGCGGACGCCGCCTATCGCGGCAATCCCTGGCTGCGCGGGACGGCCGGGGAGGCGGTGCAGTGGGCGCACGAGCGGATGGGCGGCGAGGCGCCGGCGCCGATCGAGCGGGCGCCCGACTATGCCGCCGCCGGCGGCGGGGACGAAATCGCGCGGGGGGAGCTGGATGCGGCGGAGATCGAGCGGCTGGGCGAAGATCACGGCCACGGCCATAGCGATTATGAGGCGTCGCTCGCGGACGGAGAACAACCGCCGTTCGACACGCGGCCGGTGCTGCGGCCCGAACTGTTCGACAGTCCGGAAGAGCACGCGCGGGCGCAGCTCGCGTTCGAGGCCGAGCGCGACGGGCGGGACGGGTTCACGCATGTCATCGCCGACGAAGCTGCCCCGGGCCACAAAATGGCGGCTCCGGCGGCCGTGGAGGGGGCGCCTGCGCGCGAAACGGCGACGGGCGGCGCATCGGGGCCTGCGGCTGAAATCGCATCTGAGGGGGCCGACGTCGCCGGTGTCGTGTTCCACGGCACCAATCGGGCATTCGACCGCTTCGAGCTCAAGACGGCGATGCGCAACGACGGGGGCCCGGTCGAGGTAGAGCCGCAGGCGCACTTCTTCTCGGACAACCGGGAAAGCGCGATGACTTTCGCGCACGATCGCTCGCGTATCGACGCCGAGCTGCGCGGGCTGGATCCGGGCGTTCCGAGGGTCAGCGCCCATCGCCTCAAGATCGAGCAGCCGCTCGACTTCACCATCGAGCCTCAGGACGCGCCATGGCTGGCTGAGAACGGTTTTGAAAATTGGCACAATTTCGACGCGCCGAACCCGATGCTCGCGCAGGAGATGGAGCACCTGACCGGCCACACGATCGAGGATTGGCAGGATGTGCAGCGGATGCTGGACGATCCGGCGGCCGTGGCGGCGCTTCGCAAAGACGGTTATGACGCGGTGCGGCTGCGCGAGGATGACGGCAGCGACAGCTGGGCGGTGTTCGATCCGAAGCAGATCCAGCCGCCGGCATTCGCCGAGATCGAAGCTGCCGCGCTCGACCGCGCGGCGGCGGCGCGATTTGCCGATCCGGTCGGGGAGGGGCCGAAGACGCAGCTGGAAAGCGCGGAGCATGACGTGCGGATGCTGCCTGCGGACGCCGGCACGTTCCGGCTCGACGAAGAGGGCGGCGAGATCAGCGCCGCGGCGCTGCTGAAGGAGATGGACGAAGCGCGGTCGGCGATCAAGGCGATGCGGGCGTGCATGGCGCCGGCGGGCGGCGCGGCATGAGCCTGCCGAGCTGCATCCCCGGCCTGATCGAGGAAGGCGCGATCCGCAAGGGTGACGGCGAGAAGGCGCAGGCCGCCTATGACCGCCACTATCGCCGGCTCGCCAACGAGATGTCGCCCGAGGCCGCGGCGGCCGAGGCGAGCCGGATCGCGCTCGACGAGCTCGACTATGACGCGGCGCTGAAGGCGCGTCGCGGCGCCCTGACGATCCTCGCGCAGAGCCGGATGGACGCCGAGACGCGGGCCCATTTCGAGAAAACCGGCGAGAGCTATGGCGCGCTGATCGGGATGCTCAACGAAGTCGAGGTGGCGCGCCAGCGGATCGAGTTCCAGCAGCATGCCGGGCTGATGGCTTTCATAGAGCGGCACCGGCGCGACCTGCTCGGCCGGACCAAGGACGCGACGGGGATGCGCGACGTCGTGATCGAGCGGCACGGCGGGGACACCGGCAACGCCAACGCCAAGCTGTTCTCCGATGCGGTCGGCGAGAGCCAGGAATATCTGCGGGAGCGCTTCAACCGCGCCGGCGGCGATATCGGCCAGCGCGCCGATTACGGGATGACCCATTCCCACGACCCTTTGAAGGTCCGCGGCGCGGGCTACGCGCAATGGCGGGCCGACCTGCTCGCGGAGATCGCGCCCGAGCGGATGACCGATCCGCTCTCGGGGCAGCCGTTCACCGCGGACCGGATCGAGGAGGCGGTGGCGGCGAGCTGGGAAACGATCCGGACCGGCGGGCTCACCGCCAACGGCGGCGGCGCGGCGGCGAAGATGCTGGCGAACCGGCGCAGCGACCACCGCTTCTTCGTGTTCAAGGACGGCGAAGCCTGGCTGCGCTACAACGACAAATACGGGACCGGCAACCCGTTCGACGCGATCATGGGCCACATAGGGGGAATGGCCCGCGACATCGCCTTCATGGAGCGGTTCGGGCCCAATCCGGGGGCGAGCTGGAAGCGGGGGACGGCGACGGCCGCGGCGCTCGACGCGGGATCGGCCAAGGCGCATTCCGGCTCGGTCGCCGGGACCTCGTTCGGCGCCTATCGCGCGGACAAGATGTGGCGCTTTCTGAACGGCGACTATTCGGTGCCGGTGCTGCTCGACGGGCGGATCGCGGGGCCGCTTCACCGCGGCGCGACGGGAGCGGTGCATGCGGCGCGCAACGTCATCACCTCGGCCTTCCTGGGCTCGTCCCAGCTGACCGCGATCAGCGACATCAACACGCAGCTCTTCGCGCGCCATATGAACGGGCTGCCGGTCATGCGGGGGGTGACCGGCTATCTCTCGCTGCTCAGCCCGCTGAGCCATGCCGACCGGCGGCGCGCGATCCGGCTAGGCCTGGGGATGCGCGACGCCTCGCGGGCGATGCTCGGCATCTCGCGCTACGTGGGCGAGCTGGCGGCCCCGCGGTGGAGCGAGACGCTGTCGGACGGCGTGCTGAGGCTGTCCGGCATCAACAAGTTCACCGAGGCGGGGCAGCGCGCGTTCGGGCTCGATTTCCTCGGGCAGCTGGCGGAGGAAGCCAGCCTGCCCTGGGCGGGGCTCAGCGACAGCCGGCGGGCGACGTTCGAGCGGCACGGCATCGCGCCGGCGGACTGGGACGTGATGCGGCGCCAGACCTTGCATTACGAGGGCAATGCCGCCTGGATGGACTGGCAGGCGGTGGCCAAGGCGGACCAGCGCGTCTCCGACAAGATGATGAACATGGTGCTCCGCGAGACGCGCGCGGCGGTGCAGGAAGGCGACGCGCAGGCGGTCTCGCTGCTGCGGTTCGGCCGGCCCGGCACGATCGCCGGCGAGATCGGCGCCAACACCTTCCAGTTCAAGAGCTTCCCGGTGGCGCTGATGATGACGCAGGCGCAACGCGTGGCCGAGATCGGGCGGCGGCTCGGGCCGGGCGCGGCGGGCGCCTATGCGGCGAGCTTCTTCATCGGCATGACGACATTCGGCGCGATGGCGCTGCAGCTGCGCGAAATCAGCAAGGGCCGTGACATGCGGCCAATGGACAATCTGGAATTCTGGGCGGACGCGGCCTCGCAGGGCGGCGGGATCGGCATCTTCGGCGACCTGATCGGCAGCTTCTTCAACGACCGGCTCAATTCGATCTATGGGTTCTTCGGCGGGCCGATGGTGGGCGCGGCCGAGGATGCGAAGCGGGTGGTGCAGAGCTTCGTCCCCGACGAGGAGGGGAGGACGCATGGCGGCCGGGAGACGGTGCGGTTCATGCGGCGCTACACGCCGGGCGGCAATCTCTGGTACGCGCGCGCCGCGATCGAGCACAATATCTTCGACCAGCTCCAGCGCGAGGTGGACCCGAATTACGACCTGTCCTGGCAGCGGATGCAGGACATGTCGGCGCAGCAAGGGCAGGGCGAATGGTGGCGGCGGGGCGAGGCCCTGCCCGCGCGAGCGCCTCAGCGCGGGCGCGAGCCAGAGGCGGTGGGGCCGTGATGGCGACGCAGAATAGATGGCCCGAGCAACAGCCCGGCGAATACGACCAGCGCCGTCGCCCGGTTTGCTGTGAAGAACCCGTGGCCGCGTCCGAAAAGGTTCCAATAGTAACCGCGCTGAATTGCCAAGACCACGGCCAAGGCGCCGACCAAGCCGAGGATGACACGGTCGCCCGGGCGGCGCGCTGCGTGCCACCCGATCAATCCGATCAGGAGGCAGGCCGGCAGCATTGCCTCCAATCGCATGCCATCTATCTTCCGAAAAAGTGCCCGGCGGCGCGCCCGATTAGAAAACCCATGCCGACCACTGCGGCCTGCGTGGCGAACATCACAGCCATTCCCTGGAAAGCGGCGGCGTTGGTGAGTGGGCGGCCCGAGTTGGTCCAGAATTTCACCGCCTTCGCCCAACCGATTAGCCCCGTGAGCAGAGTAGCGATCACAATAAAGATCGCGCCGCCCGGCCAGAGCGGAAGGAAAAAACCAACCACGGCGGCGATGGCTATCCAGACCAGCACTGCCTCCCTCCTTACCGATCGAGTCGAAGGATCGCGTTTTAGCAGCCACGGGAGGGCGGTCAACGATGACTAAGCGCGCCGCCGGCTTCTCCGATTTCATGATCAGCTACGTGCCTTCGCGCGCGTCCTTGGAGTCGGTCGTGGGCCTCGGGCCTATCCGCTGCGCCGCTCGGCTCGATCCGTACAAGCCGTCCGCCGTGCCCGTCTCGGTTCCCTTCAGCACCACCGACAAGGATGGAAAGACATGACCCTGGCAGCCGTCGCGCCGACGATCGAGTATCTGGAGAACGGCGTCTCCGTGACCTTCGCGGTGCCTTTCCAGTTCCGCGACAGCGGCGACATCGAGGTGACGCGGATCTCCGCGCTGGGCGTGGAGACCGCGGCCGTGCTGGGCGTCGATTACAGCGTGACCGGCGGCGCCGGCGCGACCGGATCGGTGACGACGACGGCGGCGATGGCGGCGGGGTGGACGCTGCGGATCCGGCGGGTGACGCCGCGATCGCAGGACGCAAACTACGCCGCCGGCGACGCCTTCCCGGCGGAGACGCACGAGGGCGCGCTCGACCGGGCGATGGCGGTGGCGCAGGAGCAGGACGTGGAGCTCGGCCGCGCTCTGCTGGTGCCGCGCGGCACGACGGCGCCGGCGATGGGGGCGGCGACGGATTATGCCGGCGCCGCGCTGGGGATGGCGGCGGACGGGAGCGCGATCGTGCCGCTGGCGCTGGACGGGCTTGGCGGGGTGAGCGCGCTGGGATCGCTGGCGCTGTCGACCGGGGGGCTGCTGGTGGGGACGAGCTACGGCACGGCGCAGGCGGTGCTCGACCAGCTTTTCGCCCAGAACGCGCTCAATCACCGGGCGTTTCCGCCGATGCCGGACGGCAAGAATTATGCCGACGTGTGGCCGACCTCGACCAATCCGATGGCGGCGGCGCGCGACACCAACACCAAATCCCTTCTCATTCGCGTGCTTCGCACGAGCGGCGGCGTCAACATCGTCAACGAGTGGATTTTGCGCGACCCCGATGGGACGAGCGGGATCAATGGCGGCTATCAGATCTGGCACGAACGCGCCTTCGTCGTGAACGGGCGGATGATCCCATGGCATACGCAGGCCGACCCGAGCGCGGGCCCCATCACCACCAGCGAGTTCGAGATCATCGCCGGGCCGATGGCGCAGCCCTATGACAGCGCGGGCCCCGGGCCCGACTGGCGTCAGGCGGGCTTCGGCCACGGCAATATGCTGAACACGCGGGCCGCCAACCAGATCACCCTGAACGGGGTGGGCGCGAACCTCCAGAACATCGCCAATTGGCCGGCCGGCGGGCGGATCAACGGCCAGGTGCTCAACATCGCCTGCACCTTTACGATCGTGGCCGGCGCGGGATCGGCGAGCGCGTTGCAGATCGTGTTCACGCAGACGTTCGGCGTCCACACGTCGCTGGGCAACCAGGGCATGATCGAGAACGGCGTGATGACGGCGCTGCTGGCCGGCTATGGCTATAACGACACCTACACGCTGATGAGCGCGGCGCAGCGTATCTATGCCGATCGCGCGAAGCTGGCCGGCGATCCGCTGGAGATCCCGCTGGTCGGCGACAATGGCCAGAAGGGCAATTGGAACACGCAGGATTTGACGACGGTCGTGTTCTACAGTTCGCTCGACCGGCGGTTCACCAAGGAAGCGGTCGCCGTGCTCGGCCCGCCGACGCGCATCAACGGCTCCAGCACGCCGCATTGGGCGCGCAACAGCTTCGCCCGCACCCACATGCAGGATAGCCCGGACAATTCGAAATTCCGGATGTTCGGCGCCTCCTCGATCGCGCCCGCGGTGGGCCGCACCGCATGGGCCTTGCCGCTCGGCGACACGGTCGAGTGGCTGACCTATCGGCGCACCGAATATCGCGCTGGGGGGCCGCTATGATGGGCAGCGGGGAGGGCGCATGAACGATCTGCCTGCCTGGGCGGGGACGCTTCCCGGCATGATCACCGCGGCCAGCAGCAGCGGGGTGTTCGGCCTGGTGCTTTACGCCTTCGTCAAACAGGGCCCCGACTTCCTGCGCGCGCTGAGCGAGCGGCGCCAGCAGGCGAGAGCCGAGGATGCCGAGCGCCGCGGCGAGAAGCGCGCCGACCTGGTCGATTGCCATCAGCGGCTCGACGCGATGGGGAGGAGGCTGGACACGCTCATGACGGAGGTCGGCGAGCTGAAGCTCAAGCTGCTCGCGACGATCGCCGCCAACCGGATGCTCGACCTCGAGGTGGAGACCCACCTGCCCGGATCGACCGCGCTTGGGCAGGCGCGGGCGATCCTCAAGACGGCCTACACCCTGTCACCTTCCACGATGGGCAACGGAGCCAAGCCATGAGCAATGCGCGCGAGCCCGCTCCGCCGCCGCCGGCGGACCCCGGGGCGCAGGTCAAGGTCGAGCATGCCGAGAACGTCAACGTGCCGGCGATGGGCGGGCATCTTCCCTATGTGCGGGTGATCACCGGGGTGACCTTCGTCATCCTGCTCGCCTTCGCGCTGGTGACCTTCTGGGTGCTGCAGGCTGGGCCGCAGAGCGGCGTGGACGCCGCGACCAAGGGCTCCGTGATCCAGACCTGGAACAACCTCGCGATCGCCGCGGCGACCTTCTGGGTGGGATCGTCGCTGGCCGGGAAGATGACCAGCGGGAGGGGCGGACAATGAGCAGGGCCTCCACGGCGCCGGTGTCGGCCTCAAGCCTGCGGATCATGGCTAACCAGATCGCCAGAGCGGCGATCAGCGCGGCGAGCAACGCCGCGGCGGCGCAGGGGGATATCCTGGTCACGAACGAGGCCATCTCGCAGCTGAACGCGCAGTTCCTCGGCAGCGCCGGCGCACCGGCGTCGGCGACGGCGCCGGGGGTGCAGGACCAGATCGCGTGGGACGCGAATTATCTCTACATCTGCGTCGCGCCCGACACCTGGAAGCGGGTCGCGATCGCGACCTGGTGAGGGCGCGGGCGGCGTTCCAACATGACGGCCGCGGGTGCCGATGTTGGAAGGGTTGGGGCTGGCTAAGTGCTTGAAACTACGTAATTCCGGGAAGCTTGGGAAGCTTCTGCTCTGCCATTGAGCTACACCCGCGAGGCGCCGCTTTCGATAATCTGGCCCGAGGCGGTTTACAATCGGGTTTAACCCAGGGCTTCCAACGCGCGCGCATCGCAGGCGGCGGAGCGGGCGAGGGCGGCGTGGAGGAGGGCGTCCGCGATCGCGTTCTGGACGGTGCGGCGGCAATGGGCGTCGAACGCGTCGTAATCGCGCGCCGCCTCGCAGGCCGCGAAGAGGCGCTTCGCCTCCGCCCGGTGGATCGCGTTCAGCCGCCTGACGCGCGCGCCGACATAGTGGCGCGCGTGCCAGGTGCTGAGGTCGACGATCTTGACCATGCGCGTTGCCGGCGGGTCGGCGGCGCAGTCGGCGAGGATCGCGGCGGCTTCCGGGAGCGCGGTCCAGTCGCGCCGGGCCGCGGGCCGCACACTTGCCTGCGGCTCGCGCCGCTCCGGCGGGCGGGATTCGCCCTCCGGCGCGGGCGGCCCGCTCTGGTGCGATTGGACGGTGGCGAGGGCTGGCATGAGCGGCTCCCGGCGGATTGGGGCTCGCTATGCATCGGAATATTCCGATAGTCAAGGAAGATCGTCGGAAATATCCAACAGCTAGGACAAGAGCTCCGCCAGCGGAATGATCCGATGGATTTCCGCGACCTGGGCCTTGGCGATGCGGAAGGCGAGCGGCGGATTGTGCTGGGCCAGCTCGTAATGGGTGGCGGTGGTGCGGACGAGCTGCTTGACCAGGACGCTGATCACTTCGGCCGGATCGGCGTCGGCGCGCGCCTCGCCGATGAGCTGGACGATCACGTCCTCGCCGACATGGGGCGCGCGGCGCGGATCGACATAGACGAGATCGCCGGGCCGGTAGCGATGCTCCATCGAGCTGCCGGTGATGTAGAGCGCGTAGATCTTGCGGTTGCGGACGATCGCCGGGGGACGCCGGACATAGGCGACCGGCTCGGCCTCGACGAGCGTCTTCTCTATCTTCAGCGAGGTCCCGTCGGTCTCGATCTCGAGCTCGGCGCCGGCGGCGGTGCCGAGCACGGGCACGTCGCGCGGCAGCTCGCCGGGGTTGAACGAGGCTTCGGCGGGCGCGGCTTCGCTGCGCCGGGCGCCGCCAGGGCCGTCGGCGGCGTAGAGGTCGACGATCGACAGGCCGATCGCCGCCAGCGCCTTGTTGATGTTCGAGGTGCGCGGGCTCGCGGCGGGAGATTTCTTGATGTCGTTGAACCAGCCGCGGTTCAGCCCGGCTTTGTCGGCCCACTCATATTCGGAGAGGGTCGGCGGCTTCAGCGCCATCAGCGCCTCATAGAGGGCGGGTCCGCGCAGCTCTTCATCTGTCATGCTGTCGGATATATCCAATTATTTCGCGCTCGTCAAATCGTGAAATATCCGACATTCTGCTTGCAGAGTCGGAAAATTCATACTAGACATCGGCTCATGCTGATTCTCACGAGCGATTCCAGACATTATCGGCCTGCCGTCCGCGGCGAGCCTGCCGCGCCGGAAGGGGAGGGGGCGGGGAACGGCCTCCATCGGCCGGGCACGCGGCGCCGGCAGTCCCCGTCCCTGGCGCAGGCGAATGCGCCCGATCCGGAGATGCCGGCGTGCGATGCCGCCAAGGCCAAGGCGGGGAGCGCCAGGCTCCGCCTCGCACTGCTGCGCTACGGAGCGAAGCATGGCCTTCCCAACCTGTCGCCCGCGGAGTGCCTGTCGACGCTGCGGGCGTTGAGGAAGAAACCGCGAAAGCGCCGCCCCGACACGACGAGCGGGGAGGGCGAAAAGCATGGCGCGCGCGGGTAGGCCGGGCAAGTCGGGCAGGCGGTTGAAGAGCGGCAGGAGGGCCGAGATCGAGCCGTTCGATCATGGCGCCGAGCATGTCCAGCGGCGGCGCGAGCGCTTCGCCCGCTTCCAGGACGGCAAGGCGGCGCAGCAGGTGTTCGATCCGATCGGGCGGGCCTGGGCGGTCGGCCTGCTCGAGAACGATCGGATCGATCCGGCGGTGCTGCGGGACGCGGGCCGCGATTATGCCGCCCGCTATTGGGGCTATTATCCCTGGGCAGTCGGAGTCTCGAACTATCTCGACGAGGATCGGGGCCGGGGCGGAGGCTTGGGCGCCGGCGAGGATCCGGGCGGCGAGCGCTTCAAGGCGCTCGACGCGCGGCTGAAGGACGCCGGCCGCATCTCCTACGACGCCGCGCAGAGCCTGTGCATCGATTTCTACTGGTTTCCCGACGACAATCCGGCCTGGCTCGACCGGCTGATCAACGCCCGCCTGACGGCGGCCGAGGTCGCGGCGGCCGGACCGCCCGCCATGCCGGGCGACGCCGCGATCATGCAGGCCGCGCTGGCAGGGTTGCTGGCGCTGGCGGACGGAAAAACGGGGGTGAGGCCGCGATAG